TGTTGGCACCCCCGATGGTCCCTAGGATGCTCGTGGCTACTAGGTTCCCCGTGTTGACATTGGAGGCTGTAATCACAGATGCCGAGATGGTGTTGGCACCCTTGATGGTCCCTAGGATGCTCGTAGATACCAGGTTACCTGTGTTGACATTGGAGGCTGTAATCACAGAGGCTGAGATGGTGTTGGATCCTTCGATGGGTCCCAGGATGCTGGAGGCTACCAAGTTACCAGTGTCCACATTGGAGGCGGTGATCACAGATGCTGATATGGTGTTGGATCCTTCTATGGGACCCAAGATGCTCGTGGCTACAACATTGGAGGCGGTGATCACAGATGCTGATATGGTGTTGGCTCCCCCAATGGAACCCAGGATGCTCGTGGCTACAACATTTCCAACAACAACATTGGAGGCGGTGATCACAGATGCTGAGATGGTGTTGGATCCCTCAATATTTCCATATACTTTCGTGCCACTCAAAGTATTGGCTGTCAGATTACCATACACCTTGACGTTTATGTCAGTCGTAGTCAGGGGTGTGAGAGTGGTCCCCGAGGCGTCACTGTGGGTGTAGCCAATCATGAACTCCTCCTCGTCCCCTCGGAACCCGAAGGCTACGTTGGATGTCGCCCGTCGCATGATGACACCGAGATCACTGGTGTCCAGTGGGTTATGGTTGCCCACGAGGATCAGCGGGTCGTCTACCGTCAGGTTATTCGCTGAGATTTGCGTGACGTTACCATAGGTCACGAGGTTGCCGTGGATGCTCACGTCGGCATCCACACGAAGAGTTCCGGTCGAGGGGNCCTGAATGGTCGAATCTGTAAGAACATTTCCATCCGTAACTATGGGAACGAATCCCACAGATAAATTATTCACCTTGAGAGCATTCGCGCTCAGCGTGTTTCCCACGACTATATTCCCCGTGGTGGTCAGGGCCGTACCACCGTTCGTGAGACTGAGACCGGCGGATGTGGTGCTGTTTCTGTTCGCTATATCATCTAGGGATAGACCCGTGAGAGAACTACCGTCTCCAAAATACTTTCNGGCGTCAATGTCACGGGATGTCTGGATCACGTTGGATGCATCTTTGTCCATGAAAAGTTTATCACTGATCGAAAATGTTTTGGTGGGTGCCGTGTTGTCTATCGCCATTCGATTAATCACTCTCATAGTGGACGTGCTTATTTGTCCAGTCACCTGCACCTGATTGGTGGCGTCCAGGGGGTTCAGGAGCACAGACGTGCCTATTTTCATTGAGTCTGCGTAGGATCTCCCGGACACCTTCAGATGGTACTCACCCGTGTTGCTCACGAACATGGTGTTGCTCACGGACAGTAAATGTTGAGGATTCGTGTTGGCTATACCCACGTTGCTAGTGGTGGTATTCCCCACATCGGTCACCTGTTGAAGACTGGGTACATTGAGCGCTTGACTCGCGGGAACTCCAGAGTTTATGACTTCTTTCGTCACCGCGTCGTACGTGAGGATAGACTGTTGATCCGTGTTGACCTGTCTGAGGGGGGTCATGTACACGGTTCCGGACCTCGAGGTGTCGATCTGTTCGTCTGAAGCGTTGAATACTATGGTGTTTTCTCCCTGATCATCCGTACAATTCTTCCCAAAACGGATCTTCGTCGACCGCTCGACGGTACTTAGATTCTTCACCATTTATTATAGGATTGTATTTTAATTCGCGTACATGAGACCCGCCATACCGTTATCTATGCGAAGGATGTTATAGTTGACGGCGTATATGGGATCCGTTATGGGCTTCGACTGACTGTGAATCTTGGCCGAGTCCAATCGACTGAAGTTGAGGGATCCAGTGGGTTGTAGAGAACTCGTGTTGAGACAGAAGCAGTACAAGAAAAAGTCTGGACTCGTCACGAAGTTTGTGTGATAATAGTTCATGACGTCTATGAAGTGCGGTTTGGCCCANTTGNANACNCCTATGTCCACGCTGTTGATGCTCAGCTTCACCTTGTTGTCCGTGGAGGTCAGAGCACCCCCGGTGGCCGTGTTGGAACACGCCAGATACTTGACGGGATGGTTGAAGGTGAGTTCCTGGACCAGCTCTCCCGAGGGGATACTCTTCTGCACCTGTGTGATGAGAATGTTGTTGGGTCGCGAAGCGATGTTCCCACGCTCTTCATTGTCTAGGTAATAATAGTTGGCGTAGGCTTCCACGTTATAGTTGCCCGCGTCGGGACCCCAATGGATCCTGAGCTCCACGTTGTGGTACTGAAGGGCCACGAGTGGTATGGCCGACTGGGGACCTTCACAGAAGAAGAAGCGCAGGGGGTAAAAGTACGATCTGGCGCTCACACCGGGATGGGTCCCGTTGGAGCTCTTGGAAACGTTCTGGGCGAACGTATCTATGGCGATCTTCTCGGTGAAGATGGCATCTTGCGTGTCTACCACGTGTCCTCCTATGAGGAGTTCCACGTGATCCACGATGGTGTCCCATCGTTGTATGTCTAGCGCCTGAGACAGGTCGTCTAGGGTGAAGTACGTGTAGCCCAAGAGGTCACCACTTCTCTCGAACTTGATGGTGGACATGGAGTTACCTTTCACAGCCCCTTGGATCGTCTGTTTCTCGACGGACTGTGAAAAGTTGGAATGTCTCTTGAAGGTGGAACTGAAGAAAGAAATTTCGGGTTCACCCACGATATGTTCATCTTGGGCACCGATGGCTATGAGTTGAACTATTCCAGAGGACATTTATACTAATAGAGGTTAAAAAATATACAAACTAACGCCCTGACAGATTGGGTTTTTTACATACGAATCGAAGAATGAAATAATTATCGATGGTTCCCGGGACTGTATCACCATCCTGATTTCTTATGGTGAAGGACAACCGCCCGAGTTTCCTGATGGGTGTGATGTACTGCTGAACAACGGGGTAGTTGTCAGTAAAGTTAAAATTACCTGAACCATCACACAAGATGGTACCGAAAGACCGGTTCAGCCTCGAAGAACTTTCGAGGTCAGCGGTGGTCGGCTGACTGAAATTGGTATCCAGTTCATCCACGGAGATGTGACACACGTTGGAAGAGCTCGTGTGTATCTGCGCCGCCAGGAGACGAGCCTGCACGATGTTCTCCAGGGGTTGTTGAAGGTACACGGAGAATGTATTCTTACTCGCCTGACCCAACGTGTCGACGACTATCGTGTGATATTCGTGTTCGTAATCGGGGATTGTCGGTTGCGGAGAGGTCACGAGAGACATTTATATACACTCAGATTAAAACACCACCGATTCCACCGTCGATTTCGTAGCTGGCGTGGTCGCTCACGAGCTTCTGGCCACCGCAGATGCCATTCACGTCCATGGTGTAGTAATCGGATTCCTTGTTGGGGCCCGGGAGACACTCGGTGCTTCGGGGGAGGGTGAAGATGGAGGCGTCACTCTTGGTCTTGACGGTGATTTCCTTGGGCTGGTACAGGCTCATCTTGGGGTCCGCGGGGGTCGTCATGAACATGATGACCACGAGAAGGATGATGACCACGGCGATAGCGCTGAGGGTATTGCGGTTGGTGGTGTTAAGTTTCATTTATAGTGTGTCAATATTTTTTTTTATAAAGTGCGTTAAAGAGAAAAGAATAGTTTCATCATAGAGAGTAATGGACGGTGAAATCGTTCTCGACCGTGGTGACTCTCACATCATGAAACTTGACGAAAACGAACAAGCAGTCATGGATGAACTGCAGCTGAACTTCCCGAAGCCTCAGGTCATGAGCAGGGGGCGGCCCTCCCCTGGACCCCCGCCACAATCCTCGTACCAAGAGGACATAGGCGATTTCGCGAACCCCATGAAACAGAATGCACCTCCTCCACCTCAACAGGAGGACCCCATCGATTACGGGGAGGCTGAACCAGAAGAGGAACAGTACGAAGGAGCGTACGAGGCACCGGAGGAACAGCCTTCTCCTGGATACAAGACGATCGACGANGAGAAGGCGGATCTGGTCAATAAACTGGGTCGGCTTGAGAAGAAGGGTTTCACGGTCAACAAGAGACTCAACGCCTACTCCCCGGTGGATGAGCTCAGGACGGAGGTGAAGCGCATCACGTACAGCATAGAGGTGGATAAGTCTGTGAAGTTTTCGAGGCGTATGCTCATCGCGTGTGTCACCGGTCTGGAGTTTTTGAACAAGCGGTATAACCCCTTCGATGTTCAGTTGGACGGGTGGTCCGAGAATGTGATGGAGAGCGTGGATGATTACGACGAGGTGTTCGAGGAACTGTACGTCAAGTACCGCACCAAGATGAAGATGGCGCCGGAGGTGAAGTTGATCATGATGTTGGGTGGTAGCGCGATGATGTTTCATCTGACCAACAGCATGTTCAAGTCTGTGATGCCCAATATGAACGATGTGATGAAGCAGAACCCCGATCTGATGCAGAACATGATGAGTGCGGTACAGAACACGATGGGGGGTGGGTCTGCTCCCCCNAGCGACGGNCGNCNCGAGATGNAGGGNCCNGGTCTGGACATCTCCAGCCTGATGGGCAACATCATGATGCCCCCAGCACCTCCCATGAACACCATGCANCCGCAGTCGAGACCCNTGGTACCAGAGGAGGACGACGATGACATCTCGGACATCGTGTCGGAGGTGGGGGCAGAGGAACCAGAGGANGAGATCAAGGAGGTCAAGGTGACTCCAGCGAAGCCCAAGCGTGGTGGCCGGAAGAAGAAGGTTGAAATTAATTTGTGAGGCTACTATAAATGATAGGCTATTGTCCGATTGAGTTCGAGGAGACGCCTCCGCCTCCTATGAACCCCCCAGTAAAGCGTAAGATCGTGGTCGAGGAGCCCCTGGCCACCACGGAGTGTAATTATCTGGTGATGTTTTTCATCGTCGGTGTGATTGCCCTCGCGGCTATGGATGCTGTAGGAAAGTAAAAAAGTCGTGTATTGAAATTTTTAGGTTGAACCCCTGATACTTTTTGTGGAGTCTCCCCCACTTAACGTACCTGGAAACACGACAGATTTTTTTTTATCTCGAATACACGGAAATTAGTTACGTAGGTTTAACGGGGAATGTTACATTTGTAAGAAGACCATTCTCATCCAATTCGGGAAAAGATGTTTGTGGTAAATCTCTTAAAGTTTGTCTATATACTACCCATTTTTCTCTTACATCATCAGGTAAATTGTAATCTGTAGTGAACATGAAATCAGTTTCACTTAATAATTTATTTCTGATTAATCTCAGCTTTTCATATGGTTTCTTTACAATCATATCAGACCATGAATTTTCGAGATCATTCAATGTAGGTTTTGGTATATCATTAGATTCATCCCATCTCAGAGTGTCGTAAGTGTCAATAATATGCCAAGAATAATTAGAATATTTTTTTGATAAAACTTGAATGATATCCATTTATTAACTACGTACAAAAAAACCATTAAATCTTGACGGAAATGTCGTAGGGTTTGGATTGACCGTTAAGTTACCCCCTGTGTTTTTATATATTACAACTGTTACATAATCGGTTGTACCATTCATATACACTAAAGCTGCACCATTTGAACAGCAATAGTGTGAAGTTGTCGTTTCATAATTACTTCCCCAGTTGTACCAATTCCCGTTTTTTTGTAACCCTGTGAATACTTCATTAACACCGTTCGTTGTTGAAAAAGTAAATACAATATTCCAATTAAATTGATAATAACCACTTTTTTGTGGTTTATAATAATAATTAGTTCCATCCCACCAACCATCACTATCTACATCGACAGTAAATTGAATCTGTCTTGATACTCTATCGGCACTATACGTGAACGAAGGTGATCTGGTAAGGAGAATGGGTATTGGGTTATTTCCATTTACATAAATATTTCCAGTGAGATTTATATNACCACTAACGTCTAACTCATATGTTGGATTCGTCACACCCACACCCAACTTACCTGCTATGGTGGCACCACCCCCGACTGCTAGGACTTCATCGGGTGGACCATAGTTGTATAGTTCCG